ATCTACTAAAAAGAAAACAACAACTAGAAAACGTAAAACATCTACTAAAAAGAAAACTGTAACTAGAAAACGTAAAACATCTACTAAAAAGAAAACAACAACTAGAAAACGTAAAACATCTACTAAAAAGAAAACAACAACTAGAAGAAAAAAATAAATTAAAATATAATTAATTAAAATATATAAAAATTATAAAATTGCCCGTAGGCATTTTATAATTTTTATATATTTTAATTAATATTTTTATTTAGTTGTAGTATTTTCAGTTTTATTTTTAGAATTAGTCTTTTTAGAATTATTATTTGTTACATTTCTAACTTTTTTATTATTAAATGTGTTGTTATACAAGAAACATAATTGAGCTGGATGTAAATGATTAATCATATTTAAAACTTCATTAAATGATGTTACTTTCTTAGTATTATAATAATTTGTATGTAATGAATAAATAATTGGACGATAATACCACGATATATCATTTGTTTGAATTGTTTTATTTACAAAACGACAAATATATTCAACATGAATATATTTAACCATTGCTCTAATGTTCTCTTCAAATAATTTAAAAACTTCTCTATATTCATTAAAATATTTTAAAAAGTTTTCAATATCATTACCATTATTAATTGCATTATATCTTAACTCTAAATAATGAAATAAGATATTATTATTATTACCTCTCATACGACAACATTTTAAATAGTTTTTACTTTTAATTTTCATCATTTTATTTTGTTCATCACTAGAATGTAAAACAAAACCTTCTTTATAATATTCTAATTTATTAGCATCTTCCAATATTTTTTCATATCCTTGATACTCTAAAGTTTGTGGTTTTCTAACACCAATATCAAATGATAAATCAACCTCTAATGTATCTAAATCACGTGTAAAAACATGGACTAATTCTGGTTTTTCATATTTAGTTATAATACGATTATCTGGATGACATAAGACAAATGAATAACATTTTCTTTTATTTAAAGTTTCTAAATTCAAATTAGATAATGCTAATGCTTCATCAAACATCTCACCAAATGTTCTTCTACTACTAAAACGAGTAGAATATGCATCAATAGTGCGTGTTGTTGCTACACACCATTTATCACCATAATAAAACAATTTTATTTGTGTTCCATCAATTGATTCTTGAACAACTGTTTTATTATTAAAAGGAAACTTATCATTTAAATAAGTCAAATCATTAATAAAATCTACACTTCTATCAAAAGTGTAACATACAATATTATTTGTGTCCTTTTCTAAAATAACACCACGACATTTATGAGTAATTGGATTGTCAAAATTACTTTTACCATCATAATATGTTATCATATATAAATTGCCATTCACTTTAACAGTGAGTCTGTGATCATTATTTTCTAATAGAGCTTTGACATCTTCAAATTTTTGTGTTTTATGATGATCTAAATAATCTTTAATAGAATTATATTTATTTTCTTGATTACTCATACTTTACTTTATTTTATTTATATTCACTAAAAAGAATAAATTTAAATCTTAAATATTATAATTTAAGTAATAATTAATAGGATATTGATTAAATATCTATTTTTATAATATGTATATATAGATTATAACTTATATAGTGATACGTTTTTAGTATATGATTATATATACAATCATTTTTATTTATTACCAAAACGTAATTTGTAATTAAAATCAATACTATTAATAATTGGTTTATGATATTCAATTACTTTGATATTACTATCATTATATTTCGGTATCATTAATTTTTTGTAATATATATTTATTGCAATAGATGGTATTTTAGATCCACCATGATACATACGATACCTTGTTAAATGAATACTTATTTGTTTTGGTATATTAAAATATATAATAGTAATTTTCCAATTATTTACCTTACTTAACCAATAATTACGAGTATTATTATCTGGATTTGTATTATCAATAATAATACCATTAATCTGTTGATTATTTTTAAATTTTTCAAATAATTTATTCATTTTACTTTTAGTTTTTTGAGTATCTAAATTAATTATACCTAAATTATATTTTTTAGATAAATATTTTGATAAAGTTGATTTTCCACAAGCTTGTGGACCAACCATAATAATTAAATTATGCTTGTCTTCGATTTTTATATCACTAGTAATATTATCTAAATCATTGATTGTATTTAAATAAAAAAGTTTTCGATTATTACATAATATACCATTATCCCAAGTGTCATCTTTGTATAAAGATAAACTTTTTAATTTTTTTGCTTTTTCACCAATTTTAGATTTAGTTTTAGATTTATTATCACCAATATCTTCAAAAAAATCTTCTGGTAGTATGATTGGTATATTATTATTATTTGCAAAATATAAATCATTAATGCCAAAATCTGTATTACGACCAGCAGCATCACCACAATAAAATTCAATTTTAGACGGATTTAATAATTTAGTCATTAAAATCATCATACCTGGATTAGGTTTACGATATAAATCATCTTCTGTTGCATAAAAAATACTGATTGGTATATTGATTTTATTAATAAAATCATCAAATATTTTTTGAACATTTTCATTTGATGTTTTTTTTTTCGATATACCCATTTGATTAGAAAATATACAAATATTAAAATTTTTTGAACATTCTATTAATTTTTGTATTACATTTGGTTTAGGATTAGATGTAAACAAATCAGCCAATGTTCCATCATAATCAAATAGTAAATATGGTTTATATTTATTTTTTAAATTATGTTTTAAACAATAAAAACATGTTTTTTCATATAACCATATATTTTTATTCATATTTTCTGATATATTTTTATTCATATTTTCTGATATATTTTCATTCATATTTTCTGATATATTTTCATTCATATTTTCTGATATATTTTCAGTATAATTGTTTATTTTGGTTAATTGTTTATTTTGGTATAATTGTTTATTTTGGTATAATTGTTTATTTTGGTATAATTGTTTATTTTGGTATAATTATTATATAAAATCATTTTTATAATATAAATGATATATAATTCACAATTTATAATCTAAGTGTTTTATATATGATATAAGATTTTCACTTGAGTTCATTATATTAATTTACAATGAATAATGAAAATACAGATAATGATGATGCTAACATTAAAGTAGTTACAATCAATTATCCAAATAATTATGTGAATGAAGAAAATACAAATCAAAATGGTAACCAAAATGATAACCAAAATGGTAACCAAAATAGTAATAGAAATCAAAATATTAAAATTAATAAAATTGATAGTGAAACTGAAAATTCATCATCTAACAATGGAATAGCAATTGATTTATTTAATAATTCAAATGAAGATGATGTTTTAGTTGTAGATACTGAAGAAGCAGTATCAAAAGAAGAAAGAGTAATTAGAAATGACATTATTTTAGAAAAAGATTTAGAAAATAGTCTTATGAAATCATTACCATTATTTAAACAAAATAATATATTAGTTCAGAGAGAGATATCACGAAGAGCAAACTTTTTAGTTAAATTGAAGAATGAAGGTGTTACGGAATTTGAAAAAGGTGATGATTATTACATTGTTAAAGATGAATACGAAAATAATATTTATAATACAAATTGGATAATACCAATTATTGCCGATAAACAGATAAAATATGGAATTGAATTGGAGCAATATACTGCTAAAATGGCAAAGAATAGTGAATTTTTAAAATATACATCTAATTATAATTCTACTATTTACAAAGATAGAAATGTAGAAATTGCCAGATTAAAAGAGTATAAAAAAAGACAATTCAATGTGGCAAATCGTTTATATTTTAATGAAATAGAGCCTTATAGACCAGATGATGATTTATCTCATAGTAAAAAGTCAATTGAAAAGAATACAACATATTATAGTACTAAAGTTAATTCAGAAAATAAAGAAAACTTACCTTTTATTAGATTATCTAATTTTGATAACATATTATGGACAAAAAGAACAGTATCTATGGCAACTGAATTCTGTGAAAAGGAGAAATTAGAGATATATGGTGAAGATGAAGGTGGTCTTCAATCAGAATTACTTGGAGCAGAAGAATTAGGAGCACCGAAAGATTGTGAAACAACTGAAAATTATAAATCTAGACAAGTAACACTAATTCCAGCAGAGAAGATAAATGTTGTTGGTTTTTACATTACACCACTTAATAAAACTATTGATGATTTTAAACAAACACATCTAAAAAATATTGGTAAAATACAAGAAATAAAAAATAATATACTCTATATTAAAGATCACGGATTAAATACTCATCCACCAGTTAAAGGTGAAGAATCATATAATTTACCACGTGATATATATGTTGTTATCAAAGGAGCGACAGACGATAACTCTAGAATAAATGGTATTTACAATAATATTAAAATTATTGATAAAGATCATATTTATCTTGATATGAAATCAACAACAATTGATTTTAAAAACGTGAATGAAGATTCTAGACCAGAACTATATGGCCCAGGTAAATTAGATTATCAATTATGTTATGTTAGTAAAGATGGTAAAGTAAAATTACAGAAAAATGATGGAGATGATAAAGATCAAGATCAAGAATATTCTATTCATAAAGCAACAATTTGTTTATTTGAGTCAGAGTCATCTACAACAGCATCAACTAAGAGTATGAAAGAAGATGTATATAGAAATATTGTTAAATCAGTATTACCATCTATAAATGATATTTTAACATCTTTATTTGAAAATACTGATATTGGTAATAGTATTTCTATTTCTGAATTGAATAAACATTTAAATAAATATAGAATCAATTATGATGAATTGAGATTATATCAATTTGATAAAATACAAAAAATAATTGAAAAGAATATTGAAGATAAGTATTATAAAAATAATATTTCACTCCCAATTAAAGATAAATATACAAAATTATACAAATATATAGAAGATTCTTTGGATAGTGATAGCAATAAAAACAATAAAAACAATGCAAACAATAATGATGAAAATATTAATAAATTAAAAGAGAACTTTATAAATAAAGAATTATTATCATCTAAAAAGATTACAGACTATTATGGTGATTATAAAAAAGAAATTAGTGAAAATCCAGATACTAGTAGTTTTATTGAATGGCTTACATCTAAATTAGATTTTGGTAAATTATATATTAATTACTTACTACTACAATATATAAATAAGGCTGACATTGAATCTAAATCTAAATCTAAATCAAAATCAAATGATACAAACAACAATTTTGATAATTATAATGAAAAAAATAATAAAAATAATAAAAGTGGATTTGGTTTTGCTACAAATAATATTAGAACAGTGAAAAGACAAATTTTTAGAATAGAAAAAGAGTTATCTGAGTTAGAAAAAGAGAGTAGTATTAATATTTTTTTTAAAAATAATGAAGAATGTGGAAAAAAGAAAACAAAAACTACATGTAATTTCGATGAAAAATCAATTATTAATGAAGATGATATTAATATGAAATCAGTGTCTTTTGATGATTTAAAATGTATTTATGATGATGTTACTGGCAAGTGTAGATCAAAAAAAAGTTATCGTGTTGATGAAAAGATTAAAGACTATAAAGAAAAATTAGAAAAATATAAAGAATTAGAAAAAGATTTATCTAATGATACAATTCGTCTCAAAATACAAACTAATATTACTAAATACACAGCTTTATTTACACAACATAGATATGTATATGATAATCAGAAAAAAACTCAAATAAATAAAGAAATTATGGAGGCAGATAGTAATGCAAATAGTAATAATGATGTTAATAGTAATGAGAATAATAGTAATGATAATAATAGTAATCAGAATAATAGTAATAATGAAAACAGTAGTAATGAAAACAGTAGTAATGAAACAATTAATCAAGAAACACAATTGGAAGAAAAACAAGAATTACAAGGACAAAAAAAGGCATTAAATCAAGTAACTAATTCTGATACAAAAGAATACGACACCCCTAGTTACAAAATATATAAACTCATTCAAGAAATTGATGATACATTCTTAAAACAGCAATTACTCTTTCAATTAATTGAGAAAGATGGCATTATTATTAATAACTTCTATCATTCAAAGAAATATGGTCATCCATTATTCTGCTCTCATTGGAGATATGTTTATATGATTGATAGTAATGATGGTGACTATAGTGAATTATATACAGAAATGACGAGTATATATGGTGATAATGGTGAAGCAGATTTAGGAACTCATAGTTGTAAATTTTGCGGTGTTAAATTAGCAAATATGAAATTAAGTGAGGTTGAAAGATTTAATGATTATGGTGAAAGAGTGAAAACACGAGAAATATGGACTTTTGGTAAAGAAGATGAACAAGAAGGTATATATGATTGTGATGGTAAAGAATTCAAAGATTTTCTAGTGAAAGCTGGTATTACAGAATATAAAGATATTGAAATGGCAAAAGAATTATGTAGTATATTAGGATCAATACAGAGAAAAATTGGTGTTATCTTAACTATTGAAGATAGTGAATACATTATTAATCAAACTAAGATATTTTTGGATAATATGCGTAAGAAAATACCACCATTTGATATATTTAAAAAGCAATTAATACAGAAAGTAGGATTATCTAAAATTAGAAAACTCTTAACACGTAATACAAATTATATATCAGATGAATACAATAAATATAAATATATGAGAATCTATCCAGTTATTGCTTCATTAGTATTAATAAAAATACAAATATCTTGTCCACGTTATGAAGTATCAAATAGATTAACATCTTGTATATTTAGATCTTTTGATGATGAATTAGGTCAAGAATATATGCTTTGTGTTATTGGTGAACTTTTACAAATTAGAATGAGAGATGAGAAGAAATTATCAATTATATTATCTTTTTTTGAAAGAGGTTATAATTATTTCTCTAACTTTTATGATATTAGTAAATCATTAACAGAATGTAGAATACAAAAAGAGAAAAAACAAAGTGAGATGAGAAATAGACAAAATAGAATAAAGATGGCGACTTCACCAAATCAAAATCAAGAATCTTTATTAGATACAAATAATTTAGACTTAGGAACAATGACTAAACAAGAATTAAAAACAAGATTAGGTGATATAAAAGAAACATCAAATAAAGAAGGTGTATTATTAAAAGCTCTAATTACTCAATTTTCTACATTAATTAGAGATCAAGAGCTATATAATCCATTTGATATAGTTAGCTCATGTTGTGTATCATCTGAAGACAAGAGTTATGATGACTATTTTACCATTAATAATGATAATAGTCCAATACCTTATATAAAACAACAACTTAAAGAGATTGAGGAGATTAAATCTAAATTAATTAAATTTGGAGCAAATAGTCGTTTACTAATTAGTAAACCATTACCTAAAACACCAAATACACCAATCTCTCTGATTACATTATTAACATTTCCAGAAGCAAATAAATCAATTAATTTATCTGATTTATATAATCAAATGTTTAAATCTTATTGTCACCAAGGTTATACTGAAGGTGAATATCACGATTTTTATGTAGTTTCTAGTCCAGATAAATCACTAACTAAAGATTATCATAAATGTATAAAATGTGGTGATATTCTTGAGGAATTAGAGAATAGAGAATTTACAAAAGAAGAGTTTACTAAATTGAGAGATGCTATTACTAAGAAGACAACTAGAAATGATATTGAGAAAATATTACAAAAATATCGTAATAGAATAATTAATATTTTTAATGCTAGAGTAAAAAGTTTAATTACTTTATCTAAGAAGGAAATAGGTATTTCTAAGAAAACTTTTGTAAATAATTTAGCACGATTAATGGGTGAATCAAAGAATATGGAGTTTAAGAATAAATATACAAATTTAATTGATACACTTGGTTCTATTAGAATTGAGGCAAACAATAAAAATCCAATTGTAAATGATAATACAAACAATAAAAATAATATAAATGATAATAGTAAAGAAAATATAGAGATAAAAAAGAAACAACGACAAATTGACGCACTTAATCAAAGAATAGCTAATTTAAAAGAGTATATCAATGAGTATTTTAGACAATATATATCAATTATTACAAATAAGTATGATAGAAACAATAGTATTAAAAAAATAATTAATACCACTAAAACAGAAATGGAAAAATTAACAAAGAAGATAAGTGAAAGAAATAATATGTTATCTATTTTTCTTACAGATGAAAATAGTAATTTATTTGATAATGAAAAATTCAATTTTGATTTTAGTATTGAACAAATTGATTTGATGGATATAGATGAGTATTCAGTTGAATCAAATATAAAAATATCTTATGATAAAGTGATTGAAGACAAAAATAATGTAATAACATTATTACAATATCTTTTGTTAGAACAATTAAATAAAATGATGGAAACAAATAAAGGAGTTGTAGCAGAGTTTATTATTAAGGTATTTGATATTATTTCTCAAGATAGTGATTTTTTTACAAGTGACATAGATGAAATTGATAATGAAATACTTTACCATAGACAATTACAAACACGTCAAAGACAATTAAAATATGAAGAGTATTTATTAGAGCGTGAAAGAGATAAATATAAAGATATTGATGATGAATTTGATGATACTGAACAAAAAAGAGAGTTAGAAGAAAAGAGAAAAGCATTAGCATCATTAATCTCATCAGATTATCCAGTTGATGGTGAAATGGTTGATGAACTTATAGAAGATGAACAAGAAGATAATAATATTATGGCTGATTTTGTAATACAACAAGAAAAAATTGAGAATGAAGATGCACTTGAAGATGTTGATGATTATGGTGATATACCAGAAGATGAAGATTATGAAGACCAACAAATGGATCTACCATATGATGAAGAGTAATTTTACAATTTTAAATATTTTATATATTTAAAATGCCATTAATGGCATTTTAAATATATAAAATATTTAAAATTAAATTAAATTAAATTAAACAGTGCTACGATACAATTCGTGCACATATATGTTTCCATATAAACCATTTAAATAGGGATATAAACTAATTGTTTTATAAAAACGTTCTGGTTCTAAATCAAAATTAATCAAATCATCATAACCATTTAAAACATACTCATTGTAAGGTATTATATCTATTCCTAATTTAGAATCAATATCATCTTTATTTTTAATATCTAAACCAGGTTTATTACGGGGATTACCAGTCCACCAATATAATAATTTATATTTGGGATTATCTAAATATCTTATGTGAACATATCTATTTTTAGTAAGATTATAATTATTTGTTACTTCATATGTATTTACAATAATAGCATTATATTTTCTTCCCAAATCATCTTTTAAATCTACTAGTATTCTAGGGCGGTTTTTTAGTATTGGTTCATTTTTATAACTACTAACAATATCATCCCATGTTAAATTAATAAAATTATATGCAGAAGATGTAGAGGACATTATATTATTTTATTTATATTTGATTATATATTATATTAATAGTGATATCATTTTATATTACTTATTACTTACTACGTATACTGATTCATTGTAAAATAGAATGAAAAGAATGCTATAAATACAGCTATAAAATATGCCTTTTTCTTTTTATCTTCATCTCTAAACAAATCTGGTTTTAAAAATATTAGAAATATGATGATAAATAGATAAATTAGAACAGCATTCTTAACAATTGTATAATCTTTAAACATATTCTATGTATAATATCTATTTAATGTTTAATATATATTAAATAGATATTAAAAATATTTTTATTTTTATTTTTATTTTTCATTTTAGTTTTAGTTTTAGTTTTAGTTTTAGTTTTAGTTTTAGTTTTAGTTTTAGTTTTAGTTTTAGTTTTAGTTTTAGTTTTAGTT